TGTCTACCTTCCCTAGTGGTAGGTTTTTGGGAGAGCAAATGAATTTTGGAATAACTTGTAAAGGACGCTAAGAAACCCCTTTGTTCGCAGACTTACGAGCACGTGATGTTAGACGAGGAGCCTCCTTATTAGACCCACCTATTACCTTATCATCTGTGGCCCCTGATTTGAATGAGACCTGTGCCATTACTGACTCAAGCTTTATACTTGCCTGAACCATAGATGTAGTAATACGCGATCTAACAGAGTTGATTAAAACTCTAGAGCCAAGACTGAGACGGACTGACCACATACGCCCCACAAGAGCTAGAACCACCGTGTAGTCAAGAGTATAGTTCCCTTTGATGACACAAATAGACTCCAGATTCTTCAGAGCTTTAAGTAATAGTGACCGATCTTGCTGAGGGCTAACTCTAGCCCTCCCTTCCCACAGGTCTGTTAATGCATTACGGAAGCGGTCTAACAGACCACCTCTGGCCCGGTTAACCATTGTCTGGTCCGCAGAAGCCAACAAGAAGAGGTCATCCGCAAGACGTCTAGCTTCATACTGCGATGCTTGAGTTATCGGGTGGAAACTATTCAACTTAGGTAAAGACTTCAGGGCCTCCGCAGCCTCAGGTGCATCCGCACTCGACTGTTTAGAGACTTCCTTGGTTATTTCACCTAGAAGAGACCCCACTGAAGCAGGGTCATTCATCTCCGCTTTGATACTTATCAAGTTGGCGATCGACAGTGATGATCTAAGTAAACTATCAAGTCGTTTCAATGACTCGGTAGCCACAGTCCAGGTATAAACCTCAACTACATCGTCATTCTTTAGATCGACGCCGGGGAACCAGGTTGAAGGTAAAGCATTTCTCATTCCTTCAGGTTGGATTGTCTTCACTAAACCTACGATCTCATCAGGCATCAGATTCTGCTTGATATGGAGTTGTAAAGACTCGTTGTCCAATATCGTTGTCATCAACATCCAGAACTCATTTGGACTGAGATCTAAATCTCTATTCACAAGCTCGTTCTGTAGTTGACCTGCGAGTTTTCCATCCCTGATTGTTTTACATATAGTCTTAACAGGTATCGATGAAATCTCAACACCTGAGATGAAGACCCTTTTACAGATCTCTGCAGCAGGGAGTAAATCCGCTGAAGCCTCGATAGACTTCGTCAGATTTATTGATATCCCGTAGGCAGCCATTATTGCTTTATACTTCTCAGAGACAGAAGCAACCGTTAGGGCAGAATCATCTCCTATTACACCATAGTCTTCATACTTAGTATACTTAGCACGCGACGCAGCTACTTGTATTATCACATGATGAGTTAAGGCTAATAGAGGGAAAGAAGACCGAGCACCCATTGGTTGACCCACTGAGTATTTTCTCAGATCACCGTTATCATCTACAAACTCCCTCTCAGATAACAGTCTACTCCATGCGGTGGCGAAAGAGGCCGACCCGAATGCCTTGGTTATTATCTCCCTCTGTAGCGAAATTGGTATACGGTCAGTTGCAGCGGTTAAGTCATAACAATTCACAACCATCGTCTCATCCTTCGTCCACGCCTTTACTTTCTTAATGATCTTAGACTGATCAAAAGTCCCATCGGAACCTAATCTTTTCAAGAATGTATTCACCGTATTATGTAATGGAGTGAGCGCCATTTGCGACCAATAGTCGAGAGCTGCTACGATCCGAGCTTTACCACCCCACTCTTCAATTACATTGTGTTTCCCTAGGTATGGATAACGATGTGGTGGGATATCCGACTCATCGAGCCGTAGTGTCCCGTTCATATCATCATGCATAAACATCATGTCCGACTCTTGTAGGTAAACGACCAGCTGTTTCAGTAGTTCCGGCTCCTTAGCCCAGGCTCTCACATCGGAGTGCGCTGTCCATGTGGCAGGCCCGTTAGGACCAGACGAAGTGATTACCTCGTAGTGGAATAATGAGACTTCACGATCATAAACTTCCTTGAAAGCCTCCTGTGTAATCCCCAATGCATTTAGAGCAGACTCTATTTCCTCAGACTTTATCAGAACCTCTGATCCTTTCCCATCAGGCTGAGAACCCTTGTACTCGGCAGTTATCGAATCGAAGTTACCCTTCGCAGGCATAACTACTACCCTATCCATTGAGAGGAGAGCAAAGATGACTCTGTAGAACAATGCCATTTGACCGATCTCCAGATCTGTCTCCCATCACGACATGACTGGTAGTAACCCTTCGAGCATCACTGGACAGTTCTGCTCAGGGTTCCAATTGATATGTTTGAATCCGATATTTGTACAAGGCTTTCCACGCGCGATACCGATGAACCAAGCCCGACATAGTTTCAGATTTGCGATCAATTCGATGGGATCAGCCATATAACTAATCTGGATCTTATTAAATATCAGACCTGCGACACCGACCAACTCCG